CATTGGCGGCCAGGCCGGAACAATCTCTCACCAGATAATGACCATCCTGAAGAAGCTGGTCGGCGACCCCATTCCTGCAACCCCAGCCCCACGAGGGGTTAGCAAGAGCGAGGTCGAAGAGCTTGTCGCCAGCGAGGTTCAGAAGCAGATGGACGCTCAGCTTAAGGCCTTGCCTACGCTCAGAAAAGGGCTGATCCAGCAGGACACGGATGCCGATGAGGTTAGGAAGAAGTTCGAGAAACTCTCACCGGACCAGAAGCTCCGCGCAGCTTTAGCTATGCAGGAACACAAGTAAGTAACGAACAACAAACAGTCAGGAGGACAAACACAATGAATGATTTGGAACAGTTAAAGAAAGCTCTGGATATGGCTTCCGCAGGCGGGGCTCTCCAGCAGCCGATGATCGATAAGGTGCTGCAGGAGCTGATCGAGGTTAATAACCCCCTTCGTGTTAATCTGCCCCGTAAATCCGGGTCAGGTTCGGAATGGATTCTTAACCAGCGCACCTCTCGCGGTGCAGGCGCTGGATTCGTAAACGATACCGAGGAACCCAGCGAGACGCAGGGTACTTATCTCCAGAAGTCTTTTCCCTATAAGACTATCCTGGATCGGCGCAAGGTAACCAGGAAGCTTCAGGCAGTAGGCAAGACGCTGCTCGATATAGAAGCCGACGAGGTTGAAAGCGGTCTCCAGAACGTGCGTGACTCCGAAGAGAACGCGCTTATCAACGGTGACTCCTCCGTAAACCCCAAGCAGTTTGACGGCCTCCGGAAGATTATCCCGGCAGGCCAGAGTATTATCGCTGGGCCTAACGGCGCTCCATTGACCCTAGACCTCATGGATTCCGCGATAGACCTTAACCGTGGCAATCCCGGAATGATAATCATGTCTAAGAAAGCCAACAGGAAGCTGAACAGTCTGCTTCAGGCCCAGCAGCGCTTTACCGACACGATGGCGGTCAAAGGCGGCTTTCAGGTACAGACCTATAACGGGATCCCCATATTCCGTTCCATTTGGGTCTCGGAGAATCAGACTCAGGGCTCGGCCAACAACTGCACGGATATATTCTTCCTCGATACCAGTGCCCTGTGGGTGGGAGAACTTACTCCTCTGCAGATGCTTCGTCTTGCCCCTCGCTCTTCGCAGGGCGGTGAGTTCGACATCTTCGAGGACATAACCCTCGTACTGGCTAATGACCTCAAGGCCTCAAGGCTTGCCGGTGTGACTCTATAAGGGGGCTGCATGTATAAGCTTAAAAAGCAGCACCCCCCCTTCGGGAACCAGGAAGCGCCGTTATTTGAAGGGTCATACAGCGAGGGATTAATTGAAGTCGTAGACGGCAACTGTACCGTCAACCTAGAAGAGACGCGGGACCGCCTCCTTAAACTTGGCTATGCGGAGCTGCTCGAAGAGAGCACTCCGCTTACCAGACCGAAACACAAGAATAGGAGGTAGTCGTGGCTTATCCCTTCCCCTTGCCGCCGCCACCCAATTTCAGGGTGGCGCAGGTGGAACCGACGCACATAAGACTTACCTGGTCGGACTACCCGCTTGATTTGAAGGCAACCAGGCGACTACGCGGGTTCAGGCTTTACAGATCAGCGGTCAAAGATGAGCTGGGGCAGAGGATAGCCGATGAAACTGTACTGGAAACTGGGGTATTTCAATATGACGACCGTACAGCTGATGCTGATCCTGCTCGGCTTTACACTCTGGTCGCGGTAGAAGACGCTGGCAGCGGTGAAGGGCCATACGGCGCAGGCCCCTACGGCGGACCAGATCCGGGCGGTTATGATCTTATGCCTTACAATTCCCGGCCTTTCGGAACACCATTACGCGGTTGGAGCGAAGCCCCCTTTGGCCTAGAGCCATTCGGGCTTTGAGGTAAAACAAAATGGCAGAAACATTTACAAGTAAACTTAAGCTTTCCAAACGCGATACAGGTGACCTGAATTGGGGACAGGGCGCGAATACCAACCTCGATGTGATAGACGCCTATATGCAGCAAGCCACACTCAGGCCGCCCAGGTCGGTTACGGTTACACTGGGCAGTGGCGCAGTCGGCCCCAACCTGACCGGTAACACCTCATACTTCTATAAAGTTACGGCTGTAACACCCTCAGGCGAAACAACCGAAGGCATTATTCCAACCGTAGTAGAAGGTCAAGTAGTCCAGCCTGGCTCACCACTTCCCGTCATTATCCAATGGGAGCTGGTGAAAGGTGCAAGCGGCTATAAGATTTACAGGGCGACGACGTCCAATCAGGAAAAGTATCTTGCATCCATAACCGGGGAGGCCACAACCTCATTCACTGACGACGGGAATACCGCATCCGATCCGGCTATTTCAATCCCGGCACTAAACACAGCTTCGGTAATAGGCGCTAACGAGCAGATAGTTTTCAATGACTCAGGGGTTCCTACAGGGGATGACAAGCTTAAGTTTTCCAAAGGCACCGGGATTCTAACCTTAACCGGACAGATCAAAATAGTGGATGGGCAGCAACTTGCAGGGAAAGTTCTAACTTCAGATGCTCTGGGGCTAGCCACTTGGCAACCTACTGCTAGCGGTGGAGGCGTTACTGACCACGGCGCTCTTACTGGGCTCTCAGACAACGACCACCCACAATATCAGTTAAAAGACGTTCTAACGTCCAAGGGAGATATCTATGCACGAGATGCTTCGGATATAGTGCGCCTTGGAGCTGGAACCGATGGGCAGGTATTAACTGCAGATTCCACGTCTAGCTCTGGGATTAAGTGGGCAACAGCATCAGGAGGAGCCTCACCCGGGTGGGTAGTCGTAGAGAAAGTAACAATGCCAAGTGAGACATACACATTTTCAGGGCTTACTGCCGGGGTGCGTGAATACAAACTGATTATAGACAGTTACTCCAACAACCAGACCAGCATCAACATATTTCTAAATGGGCAAAGCAGTTATAACATGGCCAAGAAGACATCTGTTTCGCTAATCCCTGGCGATGCGGCATATACATTCAGCAACACCTTCAACGCACTGCTAACGCTAAGTGGCAATCCTGCCCATGTGGAATGCCTAATGGCGATAAATTACAACTCCGCAGCGAATGCCTTCGATGTAGATGTCCACTCAGTTATTACTGAAAAAGCTCCTTATGGGAACTGTGCGAACCAATATGTATTTTACAGAACAGGCTCAAGCGGCTTCACAGATGTAAATTCAATTACGATAAACGCATATGCGGGCTTTAAGGTAATGCTGCTAAAGCTAGCTTAGGGAGATAAATTATGGCGACACTCGAATCACAACTCTCGGCGCAGATTACCGGCAATCTCGCGGCTGACATCCTGGCACCCGAGGCCCCAATCCTTGGTCTAATTCAAGCCAGTCAGTTTATAGACGGACTTACTCTTAAGGGTAAGACAAGAATTACCCTTAACTGGACCGCGCCTACACGGAACGAGTTTACTGGCGGTGAACTCTTCAAGAACCAGGACGAGAGCCCCGACTTATCGGATGGTGTAGCCAACGCGCTGCATGAAACGCAGTTTGACCCTCTTATTGCCGGGTCCTTCACGGTTTACGAACGTTCTGACGCCTCCTCCAATATCAAGACACTTACCGCCTCGGCGGTCCACGGGCAACGGATAATAAACATCGGCACCCCGGTCCCCGGCGACATTACAACCGGTGCAAAGATAGTTATCGACGACGCAATAAATGCCAAAGAGGAATACGCCGAAGTAAAAGCGGTTAACTCCAGCACCGGCGATATTACGTTGGTGGATGGTCTTTTCTATCCACACGCTTCAGGCGCGACGGTGAAGCAGGTCGTAGTAACGACAAAATCCTCAGGGACACATTACACCCTCGATATTTCCACCGGAGTATTATCCGAGCTCACCGGCGGATTTACCGCTGGCAGAAAGATATTCATTCGCTATCAGGCGGCACTGCAGGACCTGGACCATTATGAGCTTTATCGTGTCCCCGGCAATGCCCCGGTCTCTCTGCCGATCAAGGTAAACGTCATGGCAGCTTCGGGAGTATCCGTGGTTAACGCAGCGATACCTTCCACAGCGACATTCTTACAGGATCAGACACCGCTCGACACCGACAACGGCAAGGACTTCACCTATTACCTCTATGCTGCCGATGACCAGGGCAACACCTCGAACCTCGTAAGCGAGGTAATGACTCAGAACCCGCACCTAGTCTATGTAGAGTTGATTCCTAGCGTACCGCAGAACTTGTTCGCCAACGTATCGTCCAATAAAGTGGTCGTCTCCTGGGATGCGGTGTCTGATACAAATGTAAACGGCTACAACATATTCCGGTCTACAGGCTCGTCATTCGACCCGTCACAGGCTCAAAAGGTGAACTCCGTTCTAATTAGCAAAGGCATCGGCAAGGTCACCTTTGACGACAGCGTCGGTAATGTTTCCAATAGAAGGCCCGCTGGCGAAGTCGCTTATCCAGTAGATGGCACGACATACAGCTACAAGGTAGAAGCTGAGGACAGCACCACCTATTGGACTGACGGGACTGCCAACATCCCGGTGCTTGATACCGACGCGTCAAAAACGGCCGGAACGGGTGATGGCACAGGCGGGAGATAGGATTATGAAAGATCCAACCGAGAACCGTGTCTCCTGCATTAACCAGCCTGGTGCAACACCCAAGGCGATAGTATTCACCAATAGCACAGCACGGCTGATGACACCAGCCGAGGCCAAGCGTGCCCGCTTTGTTAAAAGCCTGAAAACCAACTATTTAAAGCTGAATGAAGCTTTGGCGTTCTTTGATTTCTTCGCTACGGTTTGCGAGCTATCCCTGGAAAGCCGGGAAGGCGTCCACAAAGCCAATCAGAAGGCTATCGCTGAGTTGGCAGCTAAGTTCGAGAAGAAGCTTGCCGATTATAACAAGCGCACAAAGGAGGCCAAGTAAATGTCTTCCTTGGCATCACTTCTCTCTAAAGAGATTTTACAGATCTCCCCGGCAGAATACACATCTCCCGGCTATGTCTCCGCGATGACTGGCGGCGAGATTTCTCCGGCAGATGTCCAGCCGGAATGGATAGAGGCGGCCACAGAAGAGATAGACAGACGCTCCGGGATGTGTTTTAGAGCAAAGCAGTTCGTAAACATCCTGGACGGTGACAACTCAAATGTAATCTTCCTGGACTGCTTCCCGATCCTAGAAATATACTCAATCACCATAGACGGAGAAGTGCTCGAGCCTGACAGGTATTCACTGAATAAAAAGACCGGGACAATAAAACTTAAAAATCTGTCAGTACGGTCTGGCTATGGAAATATCGTTGTGCAGGGCGCTCAGGGCTACAGCGAAGTTCCCCCTCTCGTGCATAAGATAGCCACTTTAATAGTGACCAAGACCGCGCTTTCAGCCAAGTTCATGCCATTGGCCGATAACGACAATATCGGTGACTTCTCGCAGACAAGAAGCTTTAAAAAGCTAAACGACGAACTGGACAGAGCCTGGGCTGCGCTAGGCAAGCGGTTCAGGATCTACACACTATGATCGAACAGCGCTTATTGAATGACAGCATCACAATCCGCAAGCCTGTCCAGCGCTTCGCGCCGGGCACCAAACAGCCGATATTCGATTATGAGGTAATCGCCTCCGGGGTTAAGGCAAGGTTTAACCCGAGCGGAACAGCTTCAAGCCGCAACACGCTGGGCCAGACACCGAAGGGATTGTTCCGGCTGTTCTTTAACCCTACTGAGCTTAAAGCGAACTACGAGGTAATCCGCGAGTCTGATGGCGTTACCTTCATCGCCACGGATGTTAAGAATTTCTGGAACCACCATATGGAAGCCACGCTGGAGGAAAAGAAGTGATACGCATCGTAGTAAACGAGAAAGACGGGATTACAAAGACCCTGCCGCAACTGCCGGAGCGGCTGCGCAGGGCGATCCTGCTTGCTATGCGTGAGTCGGCTGTTCTACTGCAAAGCTATGCCAAGCTGTATGCCCCCGTCTTCCGTGGGTTACTCCGCGTCTCCATAGCCCAGAATGTGTCCGAGGAAGGGAACCGGATAACCGGCGAGGTCGGATCAGGCGTGGCTTATGCCTCTGTTCTTGAAGAAGGCCGTAATCCCTGGCCCGGCGCTATGCCGCCCCCCTCTGGTGACCTCAAAGCGTGGGCAAGGCGCAAGCTGGGCGATGAGAGGCTCGCATTTGTCGTTGCCCGTGCTATCAAGCGCCGTGGGTTCAAGGCGCAGCCTTACCTGAAGCCTGCCTTATTGGAAGCGACGCCCCGGATTAAAGCCATATTTCAGTCACGCGTTTCAGAAGCGCTACAGCAGACAGGAGGTAGCTAATGCCCGCCCCACGATTACATGAAACGCTTATAGCTGAGCGCATTGTCGAACTTATAGACCAGAACCTGTCCGACACACTGGGGCTAAAGGTGGTGGCTTTAGGTGCACTGGAGTTTTTCCCCTCCTTGGAAAGCCTGGCAGATAATGTCCCGGCAGTATTCGTTAAACCGGCACCAGCGACGAATCTTGAACGCATTACTACCGGCCAGACTTACCGGGTCGTCTACTACTTCAGGATAGTCTTCATTAAACCCTTCGGTCCCGGCGAGGAGATAGTAAAGACAAAAACCATCGACACACAGCAGATCGCCGAACTGCTCATTGATAACGTGGATTTAGGCGGCCTTTCCTTGCCTAACGGACAGGTGCTTTTTTCAAACGTAAAGACGATTGAATGGGAACCGCCCGAAGATAACCTGGTCGCGACCATAAACGCCAATATGACGGCATCCGCACTGGTGTTTACCGTAGAGACCACAAGCCGGAAGTAGAGAGGAGATAATATATGCCATTTCCAATAGACAATACAAAGTTCGGATTCAAGAAAGAGACAAGTCGCGGGATAGCGGAAGCCGCACCGCAAAAGTTCTTGGCAGTCGGAGCCGCCGCGCTCCTGGACTATAAATCACTGCTAATAGCTGACGATAAGATCAGAGGCTCAAAAGAAACCTTCCCCGGCACCAGCGGCGTGCGCGAGGGCTCAGGCACGCTACCCGCCATCGACCTGGAAGCCGACACGCTGGGCGACCTCATGTATGGCTGTCTTGGCAAGGTAACAACGACTCAGCCTGATGCTGCGAACTCGCCCACGGTCTTCCAACACACCTTTAAGCCCGAGAACCTGGTGCAGTTCCCCTCTTTCACATATTTTGTTGATAGAGGCCTGGGCATAAAGCGCTACCCGCTAACTGTCATCAAGAAACTGGCCATGACGGGATCAGTTGATGGTAAAGGACAAGTCGCTGCTGACGTGCTATTTAAAACCGAGGCAAGCGCTTCCCCCTTCTCCGCAGTATTTGGCACTCCAAAGCCTTTGATGTTTTACAACACGGAGTTCAAGCTGGACGGGGTCTTGAATCAGGATGTTAAGAGCTGGACCATGAGCATCGATAACGCTTCAGCCGTCTACAGGACACTTAGCCAGTCCAGAGATCCCAAAGACATCATTTCATCCGGGCGGTTTACGATAGAAGGTGGCTATGAAATCTATTTTGAAACCGAGGATAACAGGCAGAAGTTCCTGGACAACTTACCGCAGGCCATCGACATCACCCTTACCGGGGATGTGATTGAGGATGCCTTCAAGAACAAACTCCAGCTAACCATTCCGAAGGCTTATTACACCGCTTATGGTTTCGGCACCCTGGACGGCCTCTTCGGATCTGCTGTTTCTTTCAAGGCGGAGGTAGACCCGACCTTAAACTACAGTCTGCAGGTCACGCTGACTAACGGAGTATCCGGGTATTAATCATGATCGAACCAATATCGGCTAATGCACTTAAGGAACGACTAAAGAAAGAAAAGACCGTTGACGTATGCGGCATTACCTTCAAAATCCGCCGTGTGCCACTACTATTCCTTGGCGATGAGTCATCCGACTTCTGGAGCCTCGCCAGAGAGGGTAAAGAGGCTTTGGCGAAACGCATTAATGAACTTATCGCTAACCCGAAGTTGCCGCAGTTCAGACGCGTACTTTTATTCGGGGTCCTCGCACCTAAGCTCGGTGTCGGAGACGGTGACAGCGACGCAGTCCCTGTAGATGCGATCCTGTCCGAATACGCACTTGCTGTAGGGCTTTACGTTGAGATAATCCATTTCACGCTTGATTCAATAACCAAGGAGGCTTAGTCATGGCTGGCTTCGAGATTTTATTCGAGGCCGTGGATCAGGCATCCCCTGCCATTCTAAAGCTTTCCCAACTGCTCGTTGAGTCTGCCAAGAAATCCGATGTATTCGCAGACACCATAGAGAAAACCACACAGCGGGCCGATAGGGCCTTTGCAGCTCTTCCCAAAAAGATAGATCCCACAGCCCAATCACTTGCGGCTGTTCATAGCGCGGCGGACCAACTGTTAAACCAGTTGGCCGGTTTTGCCACGGTCGCCGGGATAGCTGCTTTCTTTAAGTCCTCAGCCGATGCCGCCTTAAGCGAGGAGGAGGCGTTACGGAGGCTTCAGTTTGCCGTCGAAGCCACTGGTGGCTCTTTTAGCAATCAAAAAGAGCACATAATGGCCTTCGCCCAGGAGCAGCAGGCCCTGACCCGGTTTTCAGACACCCAGACTTATGACGCCATGGGCAAGCTCACGAGAATCACCGGTGATGTGGGCCAAGCCATGCTTGCGACTCGGCTGGCCTTCGGAATGGCTTCTGGTTCCGGCAAGGACTTAAACCAGATTCTTGAACTGCTTGGTCCCATATTAAACGGCGACTCGACCCGGATGCGGGAGCTTAAAACAGAATTTGGCGCCTTTATAGGAAATGCGAACACCTCCCAGGAGGTACTAGACGCGCTCTCAAAGAAGTTTATGGGTGCGGCAGAGAAAGAAACGGGGTTTGCCTCGCAGTTAGCCGCTTCGAAGAACCGTCTGGACGACTTCAAGAAAGTGGTAGGCGCTGGTGTGTTGCCGGCTTTTAACGTTTTTCTGGAGGCGCTCCTTAAAGGCGCAGAGTTCTTCGAGGTGCTCGGTGTGGTAATCGCCAACTGGGGCGCGAAGGCGCTGGCCATTATTGAGCAGACCGCTAGCGGCTGGGCGGCAATATTCAAAGGCCAGTTTGACCGTCTGCCTGAAATTGTCAAAGACACCAACGTTAAGATGCAGGCCATAGAGGAAGCCTCCTCTGCGCAGGCAGCTGAAGTTCAAAAACGCTACACAAACGAACGCGAGGGCCTGATAACGCAGGAAGGTGAGCTTAAAGCCAGGGTTACCCAGAAATCAATCGACTCCTCACAAAAAGAAGCCGAAGAGAAGATGCGCAAGGGTCAAGAAGCGCATGACAAGCTTATCCAGTTGGAAGCCGATCGGCTGGAATCGGACGGAAAGAAGCTGGACTCCAGGCTGATGCTCATAGACTTGGAGAAAACAAAACGGATCCAGGAGTTTGAAGAATACAGAACCAAGGGCTTGATAACCGAGGACGAGCTTACCGCCGCAAGGGTAACCGCAACTGCAATCTCAATAGCTGAATCAAAGAAGGCAAAGGATGCTATCAATGCCGACATGGTGGTCATGCATGACACCCAGAAGGCGGTAACGGATTCCTTCGCTTCTTCTTTTTCTACCGCGGTCTCTGACATGGTTATGCAAGGCAAGAGTTTTGAGGACGCCTGGAAGTCGGTAATGGATTCGGTCTTAAAGACAGCTATCGAAACCTTTACCCGCTTATCCATTGAGAAGATGCTGGCGAGCAACACTGACTCAAGTGCCGGTGTGGGAGGAGGCGGTAGCAGCGGGCTGATAGGCGCTGGGCTCATGGCGATCCTTCCAACATTATCTAAAGGCTGGGGCAAGATTTGGGGCTTTGCCGAAGGCGCTATCGTAAACGAGCCTACACTAGCAACGATTGCTGAGAAAGGTCCTGAGGCGGTCATACCGCTGGACAAGTTGGGCCAGTTCGGCGGTGGCGGCGGTGTAAGCGTCTCTGTCACACAACATAACACTATTAATATCTCCGGTGCGGATGACACGCAGGTAAAGGCGCTTATGAGCCGTATGGCAGAGGTCACCCGCTCGGGCGCTGCCGAAGGCGCTGAGCTGGTTAAATCCATTATTTCCAAGCAGGGCCGGTTATCAAAGGAATCGGTATGAAGGCCACCTCTGCAGAATATAAGGCGGCACAGGCGTCGAGCCTGATTTATCCGGTCAGGAAAGTGGAGCTATTTCGCAGGTTGGCAGATGGCTCCGGCTGGGAGGCTACCCCCATTGATGTGACTACCGAGGTGGTCACGCTTGACCGCCTTTCTTGGAAGCTGGATACCGATGCTTTGAATCAATATAAAGCTTCCAATATCCGCGTAGAGGTGGAAAACTCTAAGAGGCAATGGGACGATAAGTCGACAACTCGTTTTGCGGGATTCCTGCGCTACCATTCGAAAGTAAGAATATCCCTCGGGCTTAAACTAGCAGGCGCTGACGAAATCTTTTCAACATTTACGGGTGTTATTGACGACACGATAGAGGATTCAGGCACACCCACATTGCAGTTGGACATCCAGTCTATGGACCAGCTGCTTGATGATGCCGACGCTGACAAAGCGGCTATCTTAATAACCAATGAACTCCTTGGCATCGGTGATGGAGCTATCGCCGAGTTCCCACTCCAACGCACACCTGTCGGTGTCGTGAAGGAGGTGCGTGTCGGCGGAGAGGTAATGCGCCCTGGGACCAGATGGACCACCACTGGATTAAATGATCCGACAATAAGCGCTACGATAAAATTCGATACCGTACAACCGCCACCCGGCGCTGAGGTGCGGGTTGATTATGTGGTCTGGAAACAGAACCAGGAAGTACATAACGTCGCAAGCGACCTGATAGCGTCAGTACCACAGGTCCAGACCTCGACGATTGAACCCGTACTGTTTGAACCGCCAGCTCAGCGTGAGATACTGCATACGCAGTTGGTGGATTTTGAGGCGTATAGCGTACACCGTGCAGCAGTAATTGCTGAAGCCGCTCCGCCAGAGGGCGACGGGCAGCTTACCATTGAGCCTTACGACACCAAAGCTGAATGGCAGACAGCTACAAATATCAGCCGGATTAATTTCGGTCGTATAGCTGGCGGGATCCACCCACAATGGACTTCGCAGTACGAGGCCGACTACGAGCCCGCTTTAGAGAGAGGCACCGTTGAGGGCGATTATACTTTCCCCTGGTCAGAGACGTTGCCGACCGGCTCAACCGCCACGCTTGCCGGTAGCGTCAGGACGGTGACTCATAACGGCGGCGCGGATTACATACTCTACAACCAGGCTGAAGAGTTCGGGCTATCAAGATGCATTTGCGCCAGGATGAGATTCTCCGCTATTCACGGAACCATCACACTGGGAACCATGGTCGGACAATCCCCTTATCGGGGCGCACAGGTTGAGTTTTCAGACTTAGGTCATGTAAAAGTGCGGTCCGCAACACTGAGCCCTGGGTATAGCGTAGACCTAACGCAGTTCCACACCTTTAGGTTGGCACTGACCATGACCAGTGTATCAGTAGGGACCTGGACATTATTTGTGGATGGGACACAGGCATTAACCGGCACACTGGGGACGCTCTCAGGAGGGACCTCCGGAGTCCGGCTACAATCCAGCACCGGTACGAATAACACTTTTGACATAGATTTTATTCGGTACAACGGCGTCAGCCCAACGCCCGCAACCGGACAGCTAACTCATCTAGTGGACTATGGCGTGTTACTCTCTGGGCTGACCACGTACTCGCTTATTACGACATTAGGCCCGTTCTTTGCTGAACTGCAAGGACTCCCTTCGGGATCACAATTCTATTGGAGCTGGTCCGGTGACGGCATCAGTTATTCTTCGGAGACTACTGTCTCCAATACAGCTAATATCGGAAGCTGGACGAATGTTAATTCCCCCCGCTACATAAAGTTCAGAATTGTTTTAACCGATACGCTTGAGTCTACCCCCTACGGGATTAAACGCCTGTGGCTACCCGCGATTGCGGTCTCTCCTTTCATAGATGGCGGCTCCGGGATTGCATCGTGGGATACCTGGAAGGCCGCTGTAATACCTAACAATGGAACGGCCCAAAGATTTACCGCAGTCGTAACGCCGCTTACAATGTCCGGCTATGGCTTCCACAGAGCAATAGGACCTAACGACACGATAACCTCGGATGACTATTCTGTAACACAAGGGTACGGGATGCCGCAGAAGATGGCATTTATTACCCTACTGAACACTTCAGGCGTTAATCCCCCCACGCATACCCTGAGCATTATCACCTTGACCACCAAGAACATCCTTATCACTATGGCGGACTTCGGGGACCGGTCGGTCTTGGATGTAATAAAAGAGCTGGCAGGAATTGCGGATTTTGACATCGGCATAGACGGAGATGGCCGGTTCTTTTTCAAGAACAAAACGACAGCGGCCACCCCGCTGATAACGCTGGACGGTTCCAACATAGAGAAGGTTCAGAGCATCAATCCCGGCTGGGACAGGGTATTCAATAGCATAAGAGCGAACTTCGGAGTGTTCGTCAAAACGGCTGACTCTACAACCGAAGGAGATGCTGCGCCAACATCAAACCAGCGCTTTGGAATTAAACCGCTATCAGTTGGCGGCGGCGGGATGCTGTTCCAGGCCGATGTGGACTTGGCAACAGTAATGGCCAAGCGGTACTTCAGCCGGTACAAGGAACCCAAACGCAGGGCAACCATCACGACCAGGTTCATGCCGGAGATGGAATTAAGCGACCGAGTAAGGTTCACCATCCCTGATCCCAGGCAAATAGGAGAAACCTTCGACGCCAGGATTATCGGCATCGCCCAGGACTCAATGAATTTCAGGACCGAGATGGACCTGTTGGAGATTTAATAATGGCTACCAAAGAAATACTAACACAAGCATCGCAATTCCAGGCCAACGCGGGGACTACCGGCCTGGACCTGACAACAATGCCGCTAAAGTTGCAGCAGACCCTGACCTTTGAATTAGCTGATGACTTTAATGACGGAATCAAAGATCCTCGCTGGCTTTGTGAAACGCCAGGCTCCCAGCCGACCGAGTCCGGTGGTTTTCTACAGTTCGCCTATACCGCAGCGACGCCAACCAGTAACGAGGCAATATTCAATTCCTCACGCGGCTCCGTAGAGCTGGAGACTCGCTTCATCTGCGAGACCATATCCAGCAGCATTGCCCCTTACTCGGATTACTTCGTTCCTTTTGGTCCGACAATCCTTGGCGGCACTATTAATTCCCCGCACCTAACTGATGCCGACCGGGAAAGTCGGATGATATGGGAGTGCTGGACTAACTGGAGTCCGTATACTAACTACTTGGCCTTCCTGCCGTTCTGCTATGGAGCCGACGGAATCAAGTACTGGTGGAGTGATTCGACGGGCAAATGGATCCAGGATCCAGGTCCAGCAATGAGGCAAGGAATATTCATAAGTAATCCTGCGAACATTCCTATAACACTTAAATGCGTTAACAGCGGCCTAGGAATAATAATCAGCGCCTATAAGAACGATAATCCGTCGCAGGTTATTTTCCAGACCGCCACCAGCCCAGCGAGGCGCCAGCTTGATAACTACCACCTGCAGCTTGCCCATGCCGCGAACCTCGGTGGAGGCCGAACGAAGTGGACTGCGCCCTGTTTGGTAGACAGTCTGAGCCCATTTTTGTGTAGGGCTTGACCGGTCTCATTTCCTGCCGCCATTTTTCTCAAAATCATCCGGGCTC